TCGTTGGCCAACTGCAGATCTCCTGCGTCCAGGGCGATGGAGTTCTTCTGTCCCTTGTGGGCGTTGGCCAGGGCGGCATGGGTGGCAATCTGTATGTCGGCCACTGTCTGCGCCTCTCCGTCCGTATAACGAGCGTGATGGGCGGCGGCCAGGGCGGCGTGGGTAGATATGGCGGTGTCCCTGGCGCCCTTGTTGTCGATATCGGCGTTGACGGAGGGATCCGCCACCTGCGCCCGGCCGGCTGCGTCGCGGTGGACAAGTTTCTCGGCGGTGGCTGCCGACACGGATCCGTGTATCGGCGCGGTCTCGGTGCCCTGGTGGGTACTGAGATCATGGTCGCTGGCATAGTTGGTGCTGTGCTTGGTGTTGTCGTGGCTCTTGGGCGGCTGATCAGCTGCCAGCTCTCCGGAGAGGCCTGCGACATTGAGGACGTCTGCCCCTGCCAGTTCATGCCTGGCAGAGTGGTTGTTGAAGTCCGCCTCCGGGGCATAGTTGGTGCTGTGCTTGGTGTTGTCGTGGGCTGCCGGTGGCTGATCCAGGGCGTGGGTTGCGCCGGTGCGGTGGCCATCGATGGCGGTGTTGCGGGCTCCCCTGGTATCGATGTCGGCGTCGACGGCAGGATCCACAACTCTGGCCCGGCCGGCTGCATCCCGGTGGACCAGCTTACTGGCAGTGGCCAGGTTGGTTGAACCGTGGACGGGAGCTGCTTCCTCGGCGGCATGGGCGCCACCCGCCTGCAGGTCCACCCAGGCGGATCCGTCGTAGATATACCACGCGTGAAGGTCGTTGCGGTAGAACAGCTGCCGCTCGACGGGAGCTCCGGGGAACGCCGCGCCGTTGATCAACGCATGGGTATCCTCGCTCTCCCACTCTGTCCTGGTGAGCTCGGGGCCGACGTCGATGTGCGTTAGTCCTGATTTAGCCATGCTGCCTCCTTACAGAGACCCCTCTGTTAGACATTTCTTGATATACCGTAGGCATCTATTCTTAGAGGCGCAGCCCAGGCATTTCCTGAATGGCAACTTCTTCTTGTTCGCTGACATACGTCCTCCTTATCCGAAGATCCTGGCTACACAAAAGCCCAGGCCGGCGGCCATGACGGGAATGATAAAGCAGAACGCCTTGCGCCAGGCCGTGTTGGTGTGGGTGTCGCCGTTGATCCGGCGCACGTCATTTTTGATGTCCTTGACGTCGCCCACCAGGCCGCGGTCGTCTGTCCCGGGTATTCCCATCATGACAACGTACAGGTCAGCCATCATCTCTTCCTGGCTCTTCTTAAGCAATAACAGCCTCCTTCCTGGCGCAATGAATGTGGGCCTTATGATAGCTGGTGTCGACGTCGTCGTTCTTCCTGCGGCGTCGCCACGCCCACACATACGGGGCCCCAGGCAGTATGGCCTTGCGGCACCTGCCGCAGCGATACGTCTGTCGCGCTATGAAAGTACTCCATAGATGATGCCTCCGATGCCGACCCAGCCCAGGATCCCCAGGGCGCGGCCGGCCATGTAGTAGTGGTGTTCGGCAGAGATCTCAAAGAGCAGTTCGGGTTTCATGGCCTTATGCCGGGGCGGCCAGGGGCACATGACCTCAGAGAACCCCTGGACCAGGGCGTGCCACTCGGCGACGGTGTCCAGGAAACGTCCGAGCTGCACCCCCTTCATGAAGCCTTTGTACTTCACACCCCTTCCCCTCCTTGGTCCTGCCGGAAGCTCGTTCTGCGCATGTTCTTGGGGAGCCACGGCTGGAGCTTCCCGAGCTCGACGTCGGTGACGGGAACCTCCCACTCGACGCCACTGATGTGCGCCAGGGCGATCATAAAGTCGGCCCCGGGAGGATCCCCGTGCCTGCGGGGCCTGACGTAGTCGACAGCGATGTTCATTTCCTCTCCTTCCAGTGCGCGATGGTTCTCTCCCCGAACCACCACAGAATGCAAGGCATGGCCAGGCCGTAGATGAACCAGTCCGGCGCCGTGATGCCCTGGGTGACGAGCTGGGCGATGACGGCGGCGAAGATGATCGTGACGATAGGCCTGGTGACGGCCCGGGCGACGCGGGGGAGGCCGCTGCGGAACGCCCCGGGAGGCCCCTCAGAGCGTGCTGGCGCGGTTCTTTTCTCCGTCATGGTGTGAATACCCCTATGACAACTGCATCGGCGGGGTTGTCGCCCGGGACGGCGATGATGACGTGCCGGCCGGCGACCATGTCTCCTGCCGCGATGCTCCGGGAGACCGGCACCCCGTCGAAGTAGGTGGCCGACACAGTGAGCTGCACGTCGGCCGTGTATGTGGCCGCGTGCCACTTCTTAAGGATGCCGATGTGGATCATTGCCCTCTCCTATCCCTCCTCCGCGTGCATCTGCTTGATGCACAGCCGGCGGGCCAGGGTGGCCAGGGCGGCGTCGTAGCGCCCCAGGCGCTCCTCGCCCCAGGCCCGGTAGTTGATATTGCCCCAGCGGCCGGCGATGCTGGCCCGATCGACGGTGTAGGCTGCAGCCGACTTGGCCAGGTAGCCGGTGGCGCCCAGGATGATGACCTCGTCATGCTGTACGGGTATGGTGCTGCTGCCGACAGCCAGGACGTGCTTCCGGTGCCAGCGCACCCGGGCGTTGTCGCCGGTCCCCTTGTCGATCATGTGCACCTTGCCGGCGTAGAAGCTGAACCTCTGATAGTGAGGCTCGCGATATCCGATGGGGAACTCGATCTGCACAACCCTGACCAGGTCGGCCAGGCCGGTGACGTCGAGCTCCTGGTCGTTGGCCGTGGTGGCCACATCGCTTTCCTGCTCGATCGGCCGGACGTTGGAGTACTCGGTGGCAGCTCTGAGGACGTTGCCGTCGATCTGATCATTCGTCCAGTGGTAGTCGGCCGGATCCTCATCCTGGAGATCCTGCCGGACCCGGGCTCTCATTTCAACCAGGTTCATTCAATCAGCTCCTTCCTGGAGGGGAGAGAGGGAGGGTCGATTCTCCCCCTCTCCCCAGGCCAGTACGAGGATGGGTCTACCGTCTAGTTCTGCACGCCGATCAGGGCTGCCCGGGAGATGACGTTGAAGTCGACCATCGAGCAGTACCACTTCACGCGGTGCCGGAAGGCGTCCTTGCCTTCGAGGATGCCGATGTTCTCGATCTGGATGCCGCCGTTGGTGGCTCCACAAACCGCGCCCTCGCCGAAGCGGAGGGCGTAGATCGTGCTGCAGGTCGAGCCGGCGACATTGGTCTCCAGGCTCGCCGCCAGCGTGTGGGTGTCGAGGATCCACTCATTGATGGCGATGGGTACGCCGTTCCAGCGCTCGACGTAGGTGCCCCACTCGTTGCGGTCGGTCTCGATGGCGAAGCCGGCCGCGCGGCAGAGGTCCATGAGCTTGCGCCGGCTGCGCTTGCTCATCATGAGCACGTCGGGCTTGCCGCCTTTCACGGCGTCGACGAGCTGATCGAGCTTGGCGAAGGTGAGCGCCGCGCCGGTGGCGGCCATGGCGATGACCTGGTCGCTGGCGGCCATGGTGGCGATGTTGACGATCAGGCCGTTGAACATGTTGGCGTCCGCGGTCTGGCCGGTGAGGTAGGCACCGGTGGTGCCGTAGACCATGGCACGCTCGAACTCGTGCCTGAGCGACTTGGCCGCCAGCTCAAGGACCACGGTCTCCAGGTCCTGGATGTTGGACCGGGTCTGCTTGATGAAGCTGTCCAGGTCGGCGTTGCGGCCGAGGATGGCCAGGGTGGCCGTGAGCTTGGTGAACTCCGGCGCGGTGGCCGTGGTCCAGTCTCCCAGGGGAGCGTGCCAGGCGGCAGCCGCCAGGGCCACCTCTCTGTTATAGGTGAGGCCGTTGCCTTCGATGTGGACGAAGGGCATGACCTGCAGGAGGGGGCTCTCCTTGATGACGGTCTCGATGACGCCCCTCAGCAGGACGTCCTGGGTAAGTTTCGCGCTTTCTGCAAGTGTCATACTCATTAGCTAGTACCTCCTTTTTGCTGTGCTAGGCCCAGGGAGATCTTCTCCCGGGCGTCAAGGCCATCGAGGTTGATGGACCTGGTCGGTGCGCCGGCCGGCACGCGGTTGTTCGCGGACTCGGCAACCAGGGCGGCACGGACGTGGTCCGTGATCTCCTGGCCCCGCTCAACGGACGCATCGATCTCGTCGATGGTCTTTCCGTCGATCAAGTTGGCCGGGATCCCGACGTTGAGGACGCGGACGGTCTCCAGGTACTTCTGCGTGGCCTGGGCCGAGGCGTCGGTCAGAGCTGCACGGTCCTGCTGGCTGGACTCGAAGTCCTGCTTCAACAGGTCGTAGTTGTTGCGCAGCTGCTCATACCGGCCGGCCGACTCCTGGGCTTCCGCCAGGTCGGCCTCCAGCGCGGAGATCCGGTCATCCTTCTCGGTCAAGGCTGCCTGGGCCTC